CTTTATGGTAGGCATTAACATAGATTCCAATTGTAAGTTTCCTGGTGATGCTATAGGCAGTGTCGTCCTCTGCTTATTCATCCTGGCTATACCTTCCAACACGCTCTTCAGCGAAATTAATACGGAGCAGCCTTCTTCACCGTCTCCTGCTGCATGTATTCCCATAATAGCCTGACCATTGCCAACGCTTCCGATTAATGGAAAGCCACAATCTCCAATCTTATGCTCGGGATACTTATATGTATACAATTTGCTAACGTAAAAGTCACCATTGTCACTATTTTTCATCAAAATCTTGCCAGAAAACAAATTCGCTTTTATATTTCTCCCTTTAAACCTTCCGTAAAAAGAGGGTACAGGGTTTTCATATGAAGGAAAATGTTTGGTGATATCCCTAAAGCGTTCTCCACGAACGGAGACCAATGTCAGATCCTCACCTATTGATGTGTATCCACTCTTATCAACTAGCACCTCACAAAATCCACGTGAAAAGTCTGTTGACAGACCAGTTCTATTGACTTGCAAAACAAATTTCTCACTATTCATCAGTGCGTGTGTATTAATAATAGCATAATCTCCTGCGACGCCTAAGATATGAGTAATCATCTTATTTCCATTTTGACCAATAACCATACACGTCTTGACATTCCTGCCAACCATGTTTGCGAAACTATCTATATCACCCGTATAATAGGGAGCCTGCTCGAGATGCGTCACAGTATTCCAGATTTTTGTCCCTTGAACAGGAAATCTCTTATACGACCTCTCACAGCCGGCCTCATCTTCAATTGAGTTTATCGCCTCCGAGTGCTCATCAACATTTCTAAACTCGGTACGGGCTTCAGGAAAGGTGTATTTTTGCTTGGGACGCGTCCACGTATATGCTAACCATGCGGTAGCTCCTACTCCAAACACAGCAAGACTCTTCTTTGCCCAGCTCTTATTTTCCGCCCACCATTGTGACTCTACAGGGTTGTGCGTTTTAAGCCAACCTACCCTGTAGCACCACTGAGTGTGGTAATAATCCCTGGTCTTAGTTAAATCACGCTGTACATATCGCTTGGCCAATTGTCCCCAGAGTTTCCACCTGCTGAAACATACTATAGGAATCATCAACATAGGTAAGAATAAAAATATCCTATCTATCCAGAACAATACCAACGAAGCAAACATAACCACATAGTCAATATAGACGAGGTCGTCGCTTTTCTCCATTGGGAGTAGCGCCGTAAAAACAAGTAGCAGTTGCATCACACTGTAAAAAGCTGCCATTTTCGTTGCATCACATATTACCCACCACACGTCCTGAAAATCATCAAGCGCTACGCTAATGCGTTCTTTACACACATTGTACATAACACGCATAGGATCAACTGTTAGCGCTTCAGTACGGCAACGTCTAGTTACTACGCTCTGTGGTAAACCAGCGGCATAATTCAAAGCATCGAAATTGTCAAGCTCAAAATCATAAGCAGCACGAGAACGTAACGTGGGAACGGGTGTCTTAGGTTTATAATCCTTTCTCAACAAGCGAAATCCGTCTGTACGTCTAATAGGCTCTTGGTCATCGGGAACATAGTCTCTAACCTTATCACCATTTTCCAATGCTTGCATCAACTCATATTGTTGATTGAAGTGTTTCCGTGCTAGTGTTCTAAGCACACGTGTCAGCTCATAAATGTCAATGCCATCCGCAATAACATCCAGTTCTGTGTCACGCACACCTTTAGCTAAATGCTTATACACTGTAAAACGATACCTATTCAGCACCCAGCCTCCGGCCTCAAGGGACTTTTGGCTATCAATCTCATTGGAACCATCTTTCCTATATTGAGGCAACACAGAGGGTCTAATAAATATTGGTCTCCTCTTATGTGCAGCTGGGTTTCTATTGGCGAAATGTACACCTAAATCCTCCGTATTGGTGTCCATGCCTACAATCAGAGGATTCGCTCCTACAGTCCCTTTCTTATCAAACGCCATGTCTAGTAGCATAGGGTTATTGTCTATCATCGCCGTATACTCTCTACCAAGCTTGGCACCACTCGTCAAATAAGCTTTCTCTGTCTCATTACCAAACTCCTTATAATGGATGCCAGGATGAGATAGAGGGTTATATCCCTCGAAGTAATCACTAGTCATAACTCTATAGTACACATAACATGTTTCATAGTCAATGCCTAATACACCGAAGAATACCTCATAGATATAATCAAGTAAGATACCTTTACCAATACCAGGATCCCCTACAAGGACAAAAGGTAACGGCGAGATACGCCTAGTGGTTGTGACTTTCATCATCATATTTAGATACACTTGATTCAAATCTAGATGCACTTTCATGAAGCGCTTCCTTATGGGATCGCTCTTGGACATTACATCCTTAAGTGTTCTCATTCCTGCCAGAGTAGATACCGCCTTGGTGCTAAACTCTGCCATGGAGATATGACCTTCAATGGGTAGTCCCGGGTATACTTTATCCTGCATATACATTAACTCCTCAGCTTGCGATATGAGTTGCTCAGCTGGGGCGTCCGACATCAATGCAGATGTAATAGACTCACCATTATAAATCCTCTCGCTAAATCGCAACATAGATATTATTACCTCATACGACTTTGCAATCAAATCTAAAACGCTCATCTTGGCGGGTTTGCCTATCACCTCATACAGTTGCATAGCAACGTCTTTACTAAAAAGCTTAAACGAAACCAAACCCATCAAAAACTCAAACACAGGCTTCAATAGACCTCCATTAAACACCTTAGAAAAATTGCTCTTTACAGCTTCAGCTGTATCCGACCAACCTTCAGTAAAGTATCCTGAGAAATTTTCTGCCAATGTGTGTAGTTCCACTATACGATTGACAATAAAACGCTGTATATAACCCGCCAGCTCCTTAATGCCGGTGATTTCCAGTGCCATTGCTGCTTGCCATATGGCTGCAGCCACATCAGCTACTGATCTGGATCTTGTCAACTGATACACGAACACACCAACGCTTCCCATGATGCTCACAGCGGCAGAATCTTGAATTGTACTCAACAACTCATTTAAGAATTCTGCATAACCACTACTGTATTTGGAGGCATCTACAAACTCACTCCTATAAGCGGGTTTGTCGTCATAATTATATGGCAATCGATATTTCTTCGAATGATCGCCAAATAATCGCGACTTAACTTGCTCAAGGGTCGGCTTGCCGTTATAAAACTGCATAGCCTTGAACTTGAGTTTTTGCAAAAATGCCTCGTCCTCTGCTTCAGGATCATCAATTTTCTCTTCGACGTCCGCTGACTCACATTTGTACTTACGTTGAACTCTTTTATTGGAGAGATCAAACATATAGTCGCTGAGTTCTAAATCATCACTACGTTGCCGTCTTGATTGTACGCGGACTTTCTCCTCGTCTTTGCGTTTAAGCTGCAAATTTTTCTTCTTCTTCTGCCTATACGCAATTTGGCGACGCACGACGCCTTCAGGGATGCCCATTTCCGCTTCCATTGCTTTACGCTCCTTCTTATTTGGCGCTTCAGCAAGTTCATTCAAAAATTGATTGTCGAAATGACAACCTGTTAATTCAACTGGGCAACCTTGTTCTACGTCATCAACACAGTGTTCACACATAGAGTCAGTTACTCTTTTAGACTCTACATCAAACTCTGCGTAATCAACCCATACGCCGTCTACTTCTCTCACAAGAGGGGGAACCTCATCAGGTAACTCCTCATCACTACTAACATTCATGAGAGTTGCTGGACGATTAATCGGCCTCAACGGAGTATAGAATAATGAATTGTCATTCGGTAGGTATCTGACACGCCTCATAGAAGCGCGCCAAAACTTATATGGCAAGTCATCATACTCCTCATCATCCTCCATAGTCTGAACGAATTCAGATTCTACAGTACATTCCTTGATCGTAGGACCATCATTACGCTTGCGCGACTTCTTGGTCACTACCTTCCACTCATTACTACAAGTGGTATTATCAGGGGTCACTAGGCCTGAAACTGTCTTTTTATTTTTTTTCTTTTTCTGGACAGTATTATAAGTGAAAACTGGAACAGTAGCATTCTTTTCGTGAGGCTGTTCATTTCCCTCATTAAACTTAGGCAAACTCGTTGATGGGATAGTCATTGTATTTGCATGTTAGTTTAAACACCTCTAGACCGATTTACGACTCGGTCAAGGTGACGGTTTAACATCGTTTGTTGTTGTGGCACACCAACAGCAGTGCTTATACTGGTCCTAGTAACCAATAGCCATTTAATACTCACCACTATAAACATAAACTAGAATGTTTATCGGCACACAAATTATTTAATCTGCAACGCAGACAAGCTTTCATGTACGATCAAGCTCTCACCAACATTTTGGTGGCATAATGCGTCTAATCAGTGAATTCCGTCTGTCACAATCATATTAATTGAAATTACGTGACCATCGTAGACATCACTTTGAAGAACTACTGTAAAGAAAAACATTACTAGGTAAAACCGTTCACCAGAATTCCATTACAATATGTATAAATACTACTTCCTAGGAAGTTATGTTCTAGACACATGAGTATCCTACGGTAATCGACTTACAAGCCGACACCCGGGAGTTAATAAACTCCTATTAGAATCGAATACATCCGTCTCTTGGATGTTGAACGCTACACATAGCGCCCCTCGAGACTTTAAAATAACCTTATCCGTCATCACGGACAAGTGAGATCAGCATACTACAAAACCAAAAGGTGAAATTCGTATACAAATTTCGAGACTATACGTCCCAGTGCAATTTTTACACCATAGAAAAAGCTAAAATGCTTAATAACAAAACCAGATATACTGCTCCCTAATCGGGAACAGCATACGTGGTATTTCATTACAAATCAAAACCAACTATTGTCATCCTGCATCATACTTCGTGAGCAGGTAGAGAGTCATCAGTTATTGAAATATAACATATTCGTTACCAAGCGCGCGGGTCACCCCG